GTCACCAATTCTTGTTGTACCTAAAGCGGTATTATAGCGAGAGTCTGCGTATAACTTAGGCTCGAACTCTCCAAGTGAGATTCCGCCTTTATCGGTAAAGACACCAACAAGCAATGGATCATCTAGTTGAATCTGATCTGCAGATACACGGAATGTAGAGGCAATAGCACTGATGTATGGAGCATAGACATCACGTAAGTTATTGCCTTCTTTGAGAAGTTTCTGAACGTAAGGGTTCGTTTCTTTTGCTGCAGCAGCATCACGAATCTCTTGATAGATTATTTCTGGACTTTTACCTAGACGTATATCTTCTGTCCACTTAGGTAACTTGTCTGCAAAGTCTTTTTGTAAATTAAACCCGTTCTTTTGGGCAATAACCCCAAGGGCCGTTAGTGTTCCTTTTTCTGGACCAACGCCAGTACCTTGAATCTTCTTATAGGCATCTTCATAGATAATGGTATTTGAAGTTCCCTGAAGAAAGTAATCTTCTAATTCTTTATCTGTAAGTTCAAGATTATTTCTGGCAAGTTCTTTTCTTAATGGGATAGACCATTCACGTAGCGCTTCTTTGTAAGCATCTGTATTTTTGAGTGAAAGAGTGTATCGGTCTAGTCCACCTACAGTAAGTTTATTAGATAGAAAGAACTTCTCAAGTTCTGCTTTTGCACCAGCAAAATCCTTGGCATCATAAAGTTTTTTGATTTTTAGTAAGCCGTCTTTATATTTAGATGCGTCAGTAAGAAGAATTGGGGCAATACCAAGAGTTGTTTCTAAAGCACTATCAGTTGCGCTAGTTGCCGTAGTTGTACTAGTAGAATCTCCACCGCCATCTACAAGCATTGTGGTCATTGGCTGTGCCACTATCTACCTCCCACAACATCTTTGGGTGCATTTTGGCGTACCCAATCCATAAACGAAATATCTTGTTGTCTTTGAACATCTGTTGGTTTAGCCTTAGCAATGGCTTGGGCTGCAGCAGTCTGAGCCTTTTCTTCTGTAAATCCAACTTGCTGTTCAAGAACTTTGAATCCACCTTTAATGGAGGTCTTCTGAGTAACGCCTTGTTGCACCATCTTCTCAATAGACTTGGTAAGATTTTTATACCAGCCCTCATTCATCTCTTCTTCAGATATACCTTTATCGCGAGATGAGAGAGATACTTGTTCTATAATGTCAGCAATCTGTTGTGGTGTCTTTGGGTAGATCTGCTTAGTCGGCAGTTTACCTGCGGCACCACCAGCACCACCTGCTCCTGCTGCTGCTCGAAGGAATGATTCGATAGTTACATTCTTTGCAACTTCTTCATCTCTAAGCATATTGGTAGCAAGACGACCTACCCAAGAACCGAGGCTTGATGGGTCGCTGATAGTTCTTCCAGTTACTTGCTTTACTGCGTTTTGAACTTTTGCATAGGCAGACTTGTTATTCTTGATAAGGTTTACTATAAATGATTCGACCTCAATAGGAAGAACTCTGTCTTTGATTCCAAACCCAAATAGAACTCCGCTTTCCTGTTGGCTATCTGGAGTATTCCAATCAAGGGTTGGCTTATTAGCATCGCTTTGTTGTTTTGTAAATGCAGCCTGGGCTTCGTTATTAAGTTTAGTATCACTCCACTTAGGGTTCGCCTTACGTAGTTCTGCCTTGATTTCTTCAAGAGTCTTCACGGCTTTATCACCTCTAAGTTATCGTTCTCTAGGTAACGGTCATATAGATCAGCAAATCCATTTGACCATAGTTTCATATTCAAGATGTAGTTATCCCATCTATCCTTTAAGTCTGTATTCTGCTCGTTGTCCAGAGTGGCGCTTCCGCCAATGGTCTTTCTTCTTGCAAGTTCCTGTGAGAGATATGTACGATTAACAAGGAAGTCAGACACTGCTTCCATTGTATTGATGCCCGTCTTACTAGCATTTCCGTATTTATCCATCCATTTCTTGTCAGAAGCAATATCTGTTAGGGAACGGATGTAGCGTTTGGTTTTGTTGAAGTCTGAAATTCCGAACTGTCTTTCTTTTGCCCAGCCTGGATATGTTTTTTCTAATTGTGCAACCTTTGATTTCCAGGTTTCTTCAAGACCTAGTTGCTTAGCGGCAGTAGAGTTAATACTGGATGTGTTATAGCCCTTTTTCCTCCACTGAGCAAGTACCGCATCGCGCTCTTGTGCAACTTTTGTGTATTGAGACCAACCTAAACTTATCTCACGATCGACAAGGATCTGCTCAATGTCGCGTTGTTCTGTGTATTTGTATGTGCCACCTGGTCTAACTTCTTTATTACGGAAGTAGTTAGAAGCAGCATCAGAATAACGCTCTCCAGTTACGCCATAGTTAGCAAGGAATCCAATAAGGCCTGGAGTATCGTTCTTATCCATCTTGCCAAGTAGGTAATTGAACTCCTTCTGGTTCTTTACCGCACCGCCTGTTGCAGCAATTCCAGTCTTATTGATACTGGTAGGTGCTGTAAGGATATAGCCAATATCACCATACTTACCAAGGATGTAATCGTCTACCTTTGTAGGACCTACCTTTGGATCAGCAATAGCGCTACGGTAATCATCCATAATGAACTGCCACTCTGGACGGAATGTGAATGTAAATGGCAAGCCAAGGTTTACCTTCATACGAATTGAGTAAAGTTGGTCAGCCAAACGCTGAGCATCTTTGAATGTAGGTTCTTTACCTACGCGACCATTCATTTCCCACTCGTAACGCTGGGTCTTCATAGCCGCTGCTACTGCTCGTGCATAGCCTTCATCACTAAGACCAGCCTGCATTGCTTCATACTTACGCGCTGCTGCTGGGAGAATAAGATCCCAAGGATTAGTTGCTGCTCTACCGAATGGAAGTAATGAGCCAAAGACTGTATCTGCAGCCTCTTTGCCAAGGTTATTTGTTAGCCAAGTACGAGCATCTTCTACAACCTCTGGTCGCTTATTAGCGAACATAGATACTGGGATTGTTACTGGAATACCAAACGCTGGAGCAAGTGGGTTTTCGCCTTGTAAGAAAATGTTAAGGCTATTCTTTGGAATAGAGACTTGATATGCTTTTGGAATACCAAACTTACCTTGCAATCCTTCTGGGATTGTGAACAACATAAACTGCGGTGTAGATGGTGGCGCTCCTGGTGGAACTTCCTTACCTTCTTCATCTACTACAGTTGCCACACGGTTAGGTGCATTCCAAATCATAGATGCACGTATTGCCCGTGATGGGTCTTTGGCAATTAAACTTCCATAGACCTTAACAGCATTGTACTGTGCATTGAAGAATGGAACCAAGAAACGTAGTGTGCTGGACAGACCACTGTTGTTCGTTACGCGATATAACGTTTCATTTGTAGTCTTGAGAGCCTGACTATGTGCGCTTCGCTGCATCTGAATAATGAGGTCTGGATCTTGAATGTTCTTGCCAGCGCCCTCTGCAAGGTTTACCTCACGCTGTAATTGACGCTTGTAAAGTTTTTCATAGAAAGGCCAAGACACAAGATTATTTTCTGGGGTAGTTCCAATGACCTCAAATATCTTAGATATGGTTGTATCGACAGTTCTTTTGATAGCACCAGAACTATAACCAAAGGTTGTCTCCATAATCTCGCGCCCAGGAACGTTAGCGAGGTTTGGTTGATTACGCATTAAAGCATCGAATTGCTGTGGATTCATTTCCTCACGAGCAATCAAAGATCTAATCTGTTGGTCTGGGAATAATTTATAGACACGTGAACGTGCTGTTTGGATATGAGCCTTTATATCTCCTGGAGTTATGTCGGCATCAATCTCACGTAAATAGAATTTGCCATTCTTACTACGTAACCACTGAGATATCTCATCATCTGACTCGCCTTTAAGTAAGCGCATAGCCAACTGATCCTTACGGAATCGGTTATTAGCAAAGTTTGCAAGTTCAGTAAAATACTGTGGGTCTGTTGGAGTAACAACCTTGTTGTATTCTGTGCCTAGTCTTTGGAATGGTTTTCCATAACTTGCACCTTTGGCAGCATCATAGGCAAGATATGCTTGACCCTCAGTAAGCCAGTTGAGGGTACGGTCAGAGGCTGCATCTTGGCGAACCAACATACCTGCTGGACCAGCAAATGCCCCATCAGCAAGAACAGTCTGGCCTTTTGGGGTAACGTATTTATCTTGACCTTCGCCACTACGAACAATCTTTAGTTCTGAGCGAATTGCCGCTAAACGTTGTGACTCAAGAATCTTATCGTTGATTTCATTTTCTATATTATCAATTTGTTGAGTATAGGAACGAACTCTACGCATTTGATCTTCGCCAATAATCTCTGCAATGTCTTCATAGTTACGACCACGAGATATATCGTATGATGTAATAACGCGGATATCTGGTTGAGCACCAGGTTCTTTGGCTCGTAAATTTAGTTTTTTGCCAGCCTGTACTTCCATTCCCAGCATAGACTCTGGAATACCTTTGCGTGGTTCCATAGTTGGAAACGCACCTTTAGGGATACGACCCTTGGTTCCAGGAACTTTATAGAAAACTTTACCACTTAGGTAGTCTGCGTAGACCATTGTGGTTCCTTCAGGAAGACTTGGTACTACTTCTTGGCGAATATACTTACCAAAAGCCTCTTCGCGTATTCTTTGATACTTGGTTTTTTCTTCACCAAATAGAAGTCCGCCCTGTTTATTTTTTTTCTCTGTAAGTTCAAAATACGAATCGCGCTTTGAGCCAGTTATTAGTGGCTTTGTCTTTGATGATATAGCAAGTTCAACCATAGAAGGTTCTACCATCTTGCCGAATGTGCCAGCAGCGCCAGCGTAGTAGGCTCGTGGTGTTAGTTCATCAAGGATCTGATTGCGAACATCTACAAAACCATTCTTCTGTGCAATAAGGCGACCAGTTTGCTCACGCAATTCACCAGGATTCTTCGACTGAATAGAATCCATAATAAAGTTCTTGCCGATTTGTGCTCTGGTCTTAAGGTTTTTAGAAAAGTTCTTAAAGTAATCATCGGTCTTAGCCATTGAACCAAGCACTAGCGCTGTACGAAGTTGACCATCGATGGTGTTACGCACTGGATAACCAAAGCGAGTAAGCACTGATACCTTAAATATAGAGTTGGCTAAGTCAGCAAAGTCTGCAACTTCTTTACCAGCAAGGCGTGCCATAGCAGCAGCCCCAAGAACCTTTTCTCCGCCTACTGAAAAGCGACTATAAAGTCTCATTACGGAATCAAAATCTTTGAAGTCCATCATAGGAACAACGTTAGGCATCTCAGATTTCCAGAATGGGGATGTAATTAACTTGCCAGTATCATCCACCCAATATCCGTGATCGCGCATAGAAGACATCATTGATGTTCTCATATTGCTAAATTGCTGGTAAATCTGTCTAGCATCCTCTAGTGGGATGTCATAGCGCAGTGCGCTTATCTCAGCAATCTGCTCTTCGATATTTCTAACAGCCTGCATACGCTCATTAGCATTACGAGCATTAAGATAACTACGACCCAATTCATTCTTTACGCCAGCGTATTCAATACCGCGTAGTTCTTTTACGGAATTAAGAGCATATTTGATTTCATTGAATGAATCAGATGCCAAACCACCATCTACTCTGACAATACCGCGTGGAAGTTTGTTGAAGAATGGGGCTACAATGTTTACAACTGGGCGTGTATATGGATTCTTTTGATACTGCTCAGTGTAGAAAGTAAGATTATGACGTGCTTCACTAGCCTTAGCGCGAGTCTTTTCAATAGCAACGCCGAGATTCTTGTCAAACAATGTGACATCTGCAGCCGATGTGAACTCATTGATAACGCGATAATCGCCAATGTTTTCAGATAAAGCCTTATCTAGGGAAGCATCTCGTACACGAAGATCTTCCAAGACCCTAGTAAGTCTATTAAATTCTTCGATTGTTGGCAGATGTTGCTCTGGTCTTGTTGCAGAACCCCAAGGAATGTCATTCATTCTCTTTTGAATAGGGTCTAATAATTCTTTTGCAGTGACAATTTCATCAGCAATGGAGGCTTTAGTACGCTCAAGTTTCTTGAGGGAGGCCATATCGCCTGCTGCAGCAGCAAGGAAGTCTGCTACCTCATCAAATGTCTTTAGTTCTCCAGTAACATCTGCGACTAGATTACGAGCAGTAGTTCTTCTAACGAATACATCATCAAAGTTTTTTACTGCATCACCTTCGGTAAGGCGCTGTGCGATAACACCCATTGGGGTTTCACGACCGATTGTTCCACCTGATTTTAACCAGGAACTGTGTGCATCTAGTTCAGAACGTAGACGTACAATGTCATCTACAGTTCTAATTGGTTGATCTAAGCCAAGGGTTCTACCTACAGCCAATCCTTTACCTGCAAGAACTAATGGATCTGTGTACCAAGACAGTAATCCATCTGCTCCACCAGAAAGAAACTTACCAAAAATTTCATCCTGGAAAGCCTGCTTACGTTGGTCTGGGTCTGCAATGTTAAAAGTTGGATCTAAGAATGTTGGAAGTGGAACGCCGCGTTCTTCTAGTTCTGGAGTTATACCTGATACTTCTCCAGCAGTTCCAATTAACCCACCAAGTGCTTGACCTGGAGATACATTCTTAGCAAGTTTCCAGTTCTCAATGAAGTTAAATCCTTCGCCTGAGATATTATCTGCTTCTGCAAGGAGTGCTGTAGAAATTGGGCGTGTAACAATAGGACGTACTTTTGTGTACAGTTCGTCAATTTCTTCTGCTGCAAGATTAAATACAACGTCAGCACGTACAACTTCTGCTGGCTTTAGTAAAGTATTGACATATCTTTGACCAAAATCTTGTGTTACTCTATCTGCTAAAGCCTTTTCACTAGCGGCAAAATCTGGCACAACGCCTGGTGTTATAGGTGCAACACGTGCTTGTGTCATTCCTCCAGCAAGATTAAGAGCAGCCTTAGGAAGTGCGCCAGCGGCGCTACCTATTACCTTACCAATTTCTTTTTTTATAGATTGCCAGTAATTGATTTTCTTTTCTTCAGCCACTTGGCACCTCTTGTGTTAGAAAACCAATAAACTGATCGCGGTCTGCTTCGGACTCCCAAGGAATCTTGGCAAGCGAAATAATAATCGCTGGCTGGTCATAACCCAGAGCGTCTACAAATGCGGTGACATCCTTGACGAATTGATTCATTAGGCAGGGAATATGTTCGCTTGTATGCTACGAACGAAGATACGGAATGATTCTGGAGTATCTGGGGCAGCAGCCATAGCGTCCATAGCAGGTAAATACTTTGCTAAAACTTCATTGTCAGATTCTTTAATTTGATTCATACCAAGAGCGCTAGACCCGACATCAGGGCCACGATCAACGCCTGCCATAATATCTTGTTCTGGATATGCACTATCATCAAACAAACGAGCATTACGTTCTACATTACGACGAAATGTTGATGGTGCTTCTCCTCTAAATTCTGGAGATTGAGATAATGGAACTGCGCCTTTGATCGCAGCGTTCTCTGTTCCTGCACCATAAGTGTCTGACTGAAATCTTAAATCGTCTGTACGTGTGGAGTATGGTCCAGGACCTGCGGCTCCAGCCAACGGGTTCATTGGTTGCTTAGCCATTTGGATCCTCCATCTTCTCTAAATCTGATGTAAATTGTTCCCACACTTTGGAAACCTTCGTTGTTCTATTTGCGTTATACACTGCTAAATCTAAAAGTTCTGATGCGAGCATCTCTACGGCTCGGACTATATTTACAAAGAAACCTGATACAACTACTAAGAAATCTGCAAGAGTGACAGAGCGTGGTACGTAATCTTTATCTTCGTCCACGCTCTATCCTCTCTAGTAACACTAAGCCTTCTTGCCTTTACGGGCTTTGCCAGCATATCCAAATGCCACTTTACCGCCTTTAGGCTTCTTCATATCTTTCTTGCCTTCAGTTGGCTTAGCCATTGGAGCCTTTGCACGACCACCTTTTTTCATTTCACACCTCCCTTACCCTGCAATAGATGCGAGTAATGACGCTATATCTGGACGAGAGCCAGCAGCAGGGGCCGCACCCATTTGTTCTGGAGTTGGCTGCGAGGCAGGAACGGGGGCCATACCTGCTGCTGGAACTTCTGCGCCCATTGGCACTTCTGGTTGTGGTTCTGGGGCAAATACTTCTTCAACTATCGTCTCAAGTTGTTTACCTTTTTGGCGACCCTTAATAACCTCTGCGATTCTAGAAACAATCTGAGAAGGATCTTGACCTTGGGAAGCAAGTGCTGGAATGGCTTGAGCATACTGAGCAACAGCAACGCGCAAAGAATCGCGCATCTCTTCAATATCCACACGCTGCTCTTCTTGAGTGACATTTAACTCCATAGGAATTTCTCTGCGTACATAATCTCTTGATACAAGTTTGTCGCTTCGCATCTGTAGTAAGGCGATGATGGCATTGTTTGGATTCATACCAGACATAATGCCGTAACGAACATCTACACCATACTCGCCAGCAATCTGACGAGATGGCACATACTTCATATTAAACGGTGTACCGTCATCTACTCCCTTGATTTCCTTAGTCATAGAACCAAAGATTTTCTCATCTACCTCAAAGCAGAGAGATACAAGTTCTGTGAATAGTCTTGCAAACTGTGCTTGCGCTGCACGTACCTGAGTATCAAAGCCAGCCTGTAGCGCTTGAACTCCGCGACCTGTAATGATTGAAGCATCAACGTTACCGCTACGAACTTCTGGATAACGAGAACCTAGACGTAGTTCTCGCTCTAGAACGCTGGACTCTGTAAAGACTCCAGGTGGAAGTTCTAGTGGGACACGGCGAATACCTTGCGGATTAGCAGAACGCATAATAGCGTCAGGACCAAGTGCAAGTTCTTGGACATCCTGGGGGATAGCAATAGGCGCCTGGATAGATTTCTCTGCTGCTTGAATCTGCAATACTGCAAAGCGTGCTCTAGCAAGTTGTACTGCTAATACATCATCAAACTGACCGCGTGCTTCTCCGTCTAGGGATGAACGCATTGCAACACGCGCTAAACATTTACCAATGGTATTAGGTAAGTTAGATAAAATTAAATTGTTACGATCTGGAACATAGATTAAATCTTGGTCCTTATCGTGGTAACGAATCATCGTGATATAAGGAGAACTGCTGATATAACTCTTGTTAGTTATGATTTGGTCATAGAACTCTGGATACTGCATCGCTAGAGTTTCTGCGTCAGTATTTACTACTTGAGTAATTGAGATACAGCGACCAAAACGGTCCATCTCAGGATATACGCCATAAGGATTTAGCAAACGGATACGAGGATTATTAGTTTCGTAATCCATCTCTACCATTGCTGGTAGCATTCCATAGGTATTAAACCAGTCAGCACCTTGATACATCTGAATTTGGAGTTCAGAGCCTGATACAAAGTAGTTGGC